AATCAAGCATTATTTTTAATTTACTAGAACTCCATTGATCGTCCATTTTCTTTAAAAAATCTATTGAATAATAACCATCTGTTATATCTTCTTGTAATGGATTTTCCTTAAAAATATATTCATTAAATGTTTTCTTGATATAATTTGATATAATTACATGATAATATTTTAAACACAAAACAGTAATTGGACATGAATGATAGGTCTTAATTAAACATTCAATCCCATTTTTTGCAAAAACAAATAAATTTGTAATATTAGGATTCAATGCTAGGAATTCTTTTGATAAATATTTTTTACATGCAATAGTGATTGGATTGTAAAGATATTGTAAATGAGATTTATTGCTATTAAATATATATCTAGTTAAAGATTGAAAAATACCTGGTTCTTGAAAATAAACAATATTACTTTGAATATGAATTTTTGTTCCTATAGGTTTACAAGATAAAATAGCTAATTTAATAATTACGGTTAATGGATTCAAAATAAACTGTTTAATTAGATTATTTTTACCTATTTCTACTTCATTTTTCACTAAAGATAAAATAGAATTATCTTCTTTTATATCCATATTATCTAACTTGACATCAAACTTGAAATCTTTCCTTAGTTGTTCTTCTTTTGTCATTTCTTCTTCTTTTTCCATTTCTGTTTTATCATTTACATTACTAAATAATTCATTTACTATTTCGGACGGAAAAGTAGTAGGAATTGTATTCATACTTTCAAGTAAATCATGTTTGTTTTTTTTATTACTTTTATTATTAATATTATAACTATAATTGTTGTAATACATTGGTTCTAGCATATTTGATATATAAAAATGCATTTATATTATAATTATTTCATATAATAAAAGGTAAAGAAGAAAAAGAGTGAAAGAATATTACAAATCTTTCTTTTTGATGCGTAAAAAATATATTATATAATATTATATGAGTTTAAAAAAAACAATGAAAAGAAATAACAAAAGCAAAAAATATACAAAAAATACAAGAAAAAATAGATTTAGGAGAACAAAAAAAAGAGGTGGAACAACAAATCCTTTTTTGAAACCGACAAATACCGCCTTACCTTTTGCAAATACAGTAGATTGTAGTCATATGAATATTGATGCGATTAATAGTATGAAAGAATTACATGGAAGATACCAGAAATGTTGTCCACGAAATATGTTGGGTTATAAAAATAGCTCTGCAATTTGTAAAAAAATAGAAAAAAGATTTCATGATTTATATAAAATAGAAAATGATAGTCATGGATATTATGGTTATGATGAAAAACCAGATGATACACCACCTGAAAAACCAACTAGTTATTTCAGTAAATTATTCTAAATAAATAAATTGGTAAAACTAATTTATTTATTTCATTTATTTCATTATTGCATTACTAATGAATTCTGATGTGAGAGACTCAGGTATTTGATCAAAATCCACCAACTTTGTATTAAAATCATACAAAGCATAAGCATTGTTTTCTTTAAGTAGTTTTTCAAAATATATAGGATCTTGCCAACATTTCATGGCTTTTTTTGGGCCAAAGTTTTTGAAAATAGGTTTAATATTATCACTTGGATCACCTAAGACAATTTTTAAAAATAAATCTGTCTTTGCATTTCCAGTGCTACTTTTTTGATCTGTTAATTTTTTATAAAGTAAATTATAAATTTCTACTCTCTCTTGAGCTATTTGGAGATAATCTTTATCACTTGTAATAATATATATTTTTGCATTGGGATATTTATTCAAGAGATATTTTACGGATATAGCGATACAATCATCAGCCTCTAATCTATCATGAAATAAAACGGATTTACATCCTGATTTCAAGAATAAATCATTTTCATAAGTATAGTGAAAAACAGGACCTCCTAGAAACCCATCTTCAGCACTATTTTTCCGATTTCCTTTATATTTTTCAGTAGTATTAAACTGATTAAAAACGTCATTTCTCCAGATATTTTCTCTCTTGCAATCTTTTCCAACAAAGAAAATAGGATGACAAGATTTATCAATATTTAATTTTTTGGGTATATCTTTGATTGTATTTATAAACGTTTTAATATATTTTTCCATAAACAAGGGGTTATTTATGGGATCTTCTAATTTTTCATTAGGATAAGCATTTTTCCACCAATTCATAATGGAATAGTAACGATAAAAGCAGAAATAACTTCCATCAATTAATATAAATATAGGATTGACAAAAGAATAGTCACTATTCATAATAATAATATTAGTATTTGTTTAATCCTTTATATTGGAATAAATAAATAAATTATACATATATAAATTTATTTATCTTTATATTTATTTCCTTCTGGACCACACAAGTCATTTTTCTCTCTAGCATCAATGCATAAATGATACTCTACTTTTTCATGTGGAGGCAAATTTCCTGTAACTAAAAATTCAATCAAGTTTTTGCGTTTAACAGAAGGATCTTGTTTTACAACAATAGGTAATACCAAACATCTTCCAGAAGACAAATTTTTTTCATCCAAGAAAAATTTACAATTACAACAAATTTTGGGTTGTATAAATGCAAAGTTACCAAAACAATAACTAAGTAATAATAATAGAAACATTTTATGTATAATACTTTAAAATTGTTTTTATATATTAATTTTTAAAATGAATATAATTTCTTCCTCTTTTTCTCTCTTTAAATAGGAAAAATAATATATATAATTCCCTATTTAAAGAAAAGGTGGTGAATATTTGTATATTTTTGTCTGAGAAAGTAAAAAGGAAAATCGATTTTGGACATTTTTTTTGTCCATTTTTGAAAACCATGGGTAAAACTTGAACAAAAATGTTCCTCCTTACCATAAAAATTTTTTAAGCTCTGGACGCAAAAAAAAAATATTTTTTTTGTTACGATAATTTTTTCATTATTTCGTCAAATAACGATTTAGGTATTTTTTATAATATTGTAAAATGGTAAAAATGATAAAAGAAAAATGCCAAAAAATGCCGAAAACTAGTAAAATATTCAGTTGCAATATTTGTGACTTTGTATGCTGCAAAAATAGCAATTACATGTCTCACCTGATGACACCAAAACATCAAAAAATGGTCCAAATGGCTCAAAATGGTAAAAATGATAACATAAAAATGCTAAAAAATGCCGAAAAATGTTTTCAGTGTGAAAAATGTAATCGAAAATATAAATTCCAATCTGGATTATCTAGACACAAAAAAACAGACAATTGTTATAATAAAATGTCTGAAAATCTTTTCGAAAATAAATCTATGAATTATAATCATGAGAATAAATTGCATTCTATTTCGTCACAAGAAGATGATATAATTAAAATTTTATTAAAAGAACATTCAGAAATGAAAAATATTATTTTGGATGTCTGTAAAAATTTAAAACCAACTACTATTGTGAATAATCATACCAATAGTCATAATAAAACATTTAATTTAAATGTATTTTTGAATGAAACATGCAAAGATGCAATGAATATCATGGATTTTGTTGATTCTCTCAAATTACAACTTAATGATCTAGAATCGGTAGGAAAATTAGGATTCATCAATGGCATATCCAACATTATTATTAAAAATCTTAAATCCTTGGATATTGAGAAAAGACCTGTTCATTGCAGCGATGCCAAGAGAGAAATACTTTATGTAAAAGATGAAGATAAATGGGAAAAAGAAAACGAAGAAAATAAAAAAATTAAAAAGGCGATAAAACATGTTGTAAATAAGAATATTGAAATGATTCCAATTTGGAAAGATCATTTTCCTGATTGTGTTTATAGTGATTCTTTAAAAAGTGATCAGTATAATCATATTATTATTGAGGCAATGGGGGGGTCTGGTAAGAGTGATGACATGAATGAAAATAAAATTATTAAATCTATTGCAAAAGAAGTAATTATTGATAAAAATATTATTTAAAAACTTATTTATACATTTATTATAGCGTCTTTTTCTTTAACATTTCTAAAAATTTATTACAATCTTGGATACATTTCAAAGCCTTTTTTTCCATTTCTTCTTCTTCTTTTGTTTTTGTTCTTTTTGGTTTACATAATTTAATCTTTTTACGCATTAATAATAATGTGTTTTTATCATACATTTTATGATAATAAATTAATTTAGCAACTTTATTGTCAGTTGAATTATAAGTGTATTGCTCATACAGTTTACCTTTTCCGTGGAAATCAAATTTGATTTTGTGAATGATACCATTTATTTTAAAAGTAGGCGTATAGATTACTTCTGGTGGATTACATTTTTTGTAAATTAGCATGTTTGCTAGTTCAACATATTTTTCATCAAAACTATTCTTAATTAAATTATTCATACTATTATTTAATGTTATGATAATTCAAGTGTAATTTCTTATTTCAATTTTTTAAATAATTATATTTCTACTTCGTCTTCGTCTTTGTCTTCGTCTTCCAACAAATCCAAATGAAACATTGATTGAATTACTTCTTTTGATAATTGAAGTATATTATCTTCAGATAGTAATAAAGTTACACCATGACACATGGATAAAGATAACTGTAATTTCAAAAAATTGCTACTAGGTTTAATACCTAATTTGTTTAAATCATTTTTTTGAATGTAATTATTTAAATTATTTAAAAAATCATATATTCTCTCTTGATTCATTTGTTCTTTTTCAGTATAAAGTGTTTGTGATACAATATCCCTAATAATCACAGTTATATCATGACATATCTTTTCTGGTAAAGGATCTAATTTATTCGTCAATGACTCCATAATACCAGCATTTACTATTTTGTTGGCTATTTCCATGGAATCTATTGTGTTGAATTGAGAGAAGATGGTTAATAAAGTATTTTTGAATTTATCTTCAATTTCAAATAATATACCAAAATCCAAGATACCCAATTTATATTCATCATTATTTTCAATATTTCTCTCTTTAATAAATAAAATGTTTCCACAATGAAGATCACCATGTGCAACTCCATGAAAGAGAGTAGTTACTAATCCAAACTTTATAATTAATTTTGCAAATGATGAATAATCTCTTTTATCTACTTGTTTTAAATGAAGTCCTACCATATATTCCATACAAATCACATTATCATATGTATTATTTACTTTTTCTACAAGATAAGGTATTTTTATATAAGGAATATTTTTACAATTCTCTCTCATTCTATTCATATTTTGGATTTCTTGATGAAAATCAGTTTGTTTTATAATACCATCCATGTTTTCTTTAATAAAGGATCTTATATTGTATTTTTTTATAAAGGGAAAAAAAGAGAGAATATCGATTAAAAACAATAATTTTTCTATTGCAATCTTTAGATCATCATCAATATTCTTTCTTTTTATTTTAATAATAAATCTCTCTTTGGTAACTGAATCATGACATAGAAAAACGAGAGAAATCATCCCTGATTTAAATGGTATAAAACCATTATCAAAATCAAGATTAAATTCATTTTTAATTGAATTCAATGTGAAATAATCAATATCACCAATACTCCAATTTACATTATCTGTAAATGTAACTAATTCTTCATTTATCTCTGCATTGATTAATTTTTTGTTCATGGATAACGCCTGAAATAATTTAACATATAAAATATTTATTTTAGATAATTGAAAAGTGATTTCATATATAAACAACGTGTAATTACAGTGAAAAAAAGAATAGTGTATATATTCTTTGAAAAAAATCCATAACATATTCAAAACAAAAAGCCAATTATCTAATATTACATTTATATTCATCTTCATCCTTATATTGTATTCTTCAAGTTTTCTATAAATTGTTTTATTCTTTTAATTATTTTATAAAGTAATACACCAATTATTTTTTCCACAAAATCTGGTATTACAACATTATTATTAAATATAATCTTTATCTGACAATTAATTTCATGAGGATTGATAATATTACAATCACATTTGATTGTATCTATATTTAATAATTGAATATTATTTGGAATAAAAGACGGTCTATCGGCCTGTAAAGAAACACATGTAAATGTAATTTTCTCAGGTGTAATATTTTTATAAATATGTAAATACGCATATTTTTGTAATAAACCAAAATCTTGAAAAAAATGTTTAAATAAAATACTTATGGTTGCTTCTTGTGTATTAATTTTAAATAATTCCATCTTTTCATATATATCTGTATTTAAATCAAGAAATACTTTTATTAATTCAAAACTAATGATAGATGGTAAGTCAATAGAGTCATTTTTAATATTAACATTCAAATTATAAACACTTTCTTCTGATTTAGTAAAATGAAAATCTTTTTTTTCATATAATACTTGTTCTTCTGTTTCCTCCATACTATATTAGGTATTTTTTATTTAATAATATTTTCTAATAAACAATAATAAATAAAATTATTAGAGAGAAATTATTCAAGTAAAAAATAATTTTAATTAGATAATAAAGAAACATAAATATACGAAAGCATATATATAAAGAAAAATGTTAATATATGCTTTATCCTATGTATTTCCAGATGGAGAAAAAAGTGCCTGTATTATTTCAGGAAAAAAAGATGGTTTAATGGATATTCATAAAAGATCTATATTAGATCCTACTTGTTTATTTCATCAGTATAAAAGAAAAATATACAGAATGGATATTGAACTTATACCATGTTATACATGGAACCTTGAAAAAAATTTAAAACCATACGAGATTACAGATCAAAAGAAAGATTGGGATTTTTATGCATCATATGAATATCCAGTAATAAATAAAAATACAGATAATTTGAAAGAAATTCTCATTTATATGTCAAAGGATGAACATGAGAGATGGAGAGAAGATCAACACGACCCAAAAAAAATAATAAGTTTTGATAAAGTAGTTTTTGATACTTATTATGATGAGGGTATAATGAATGCATAAATGATTACTGACTGAGTTTTATATACTTTGTTCTTTTTGTAAATAATCATGAATATTTTTTATCATTATATTAACAGCCTTTAATAAATTTTCTTCCATGCTTTTACTTTTTTCATCCAAATCAGGTTTTTGTAAATTATGCATAATTTCCTGTTTTTCCGATTCTAATTCAGATAAATGTTGTAATATTTCAGACATAGCTGGTTTTTTAGGTTCTTCCAAGGAATAATCATTCATAAAAGTAGAGTCACAATCGACAATAAATTCCATGTTTTTATTTACATTTTCAGTATTAGAATTATCTGGTGTTATAACTGTATTTTCATCTAATGGAAGCATATATGTATTTAAAATATTATTTTTTAAAAAAATATTTTAATTAAAGATGTAAAAATAAAAGGATAATGATAAAATATTTATTCTTTTGGAAACAACATAAAATGAAAAAAATATATATGTATACAATGTTATTAATTCAGACATTAACATTATTGTTTGGTTTTTTTAAATTAAATGAATTAAATTGTTTTTTAAATAGAAATAGAATTATCTTGAATAAAAATAGGATTTATACACATTCTTCCAAATTATATATTCAACATCCATTATCGAAAAAATATTATGAAGATTATATTAAAAGGCTAAATTCAAAGAATGTAACCATACAACAAAACAGTATTTTAGGTGTAGATGATAATTTATTTGAAAACGAAAACAGTAGTGAGCCAGAATTACCGAGATTAAAGATTTTTTTAAAGAAAAATTCTTTTAATCCTTTGAATCCATTAGATGGTTTCACATTTGAAGTTAATGGTAATAATGTTAATAATGAATATAATAATGATGATGATGAGGATGATGACGGTATACACACTAGAAAAAGATATACTGGAAATCAAGGAGGATTACACAAATCCAAGAATTTCGAAGTAATAAAAAAATATCCCATTACCTTTAAAGATGTAGGTGGATATTCGAATGTAAAAGAAGAATTAAAACAATGTGTTGATATTTTAAAGAATTATGAAAAATACAATCAATATAATGTGAGAATACCAAGAGGATTAATATTAGAAGGTCCTCCAGGTAATGGAAAAACATTAATTGCCAAAGCATTTGCAGGTGAATCAAAATGTAATTTTATTCCAGTGTCAGGTTCAGATTTTCAAGAAAAATATGTTGGAATTGGTCCTACGAGAATCAAGGAATTATTTGAATTGGCAAAAAAAAACGTTCCATGTGTTATTTTTATAGATGAAATAGATGCATTAGGTAGAAAAAGATCAACGGATGGTGAAAGTTCATCGAATGAAAGAGATAATACATTAAATGCATTGTTGGTGGAAATGGATGGATTCAAGAATAATTCTGGTATTTTTATTATTGGTGCGACGAATCGAGTAGATTTATTAGATAATGCTTTAACAAGACCAGGTAGAATAGATAAAAAGATATTTATAGGTTTACCAGATGTAAATACGAGAGATGCTATTTTAAATATTCATATAAAAGGTAAACCTTACGATGAAAGTGTGATTATTAAAGATTTGATAGAATTAACAGAAGGTTTGTCAGGAGCAGAAATTGAAAATTTATTAAATGAAGCAATGTTGAATGCATTACGAATGAATAAAACAGCCTTTAATTATTCAGATATAGATTTAGTAATGAATAAAATGATGGCAGGTTGGCAACCCAATGAACATGAATTTACAAATAATATTATTGATCATATTGCTATACATGAAATGGGTCATGCGATAGTAGGAATTCTCTCGAAACATCATTCGAAAGTATCAAAAGTAATAATCAATTTATATTCTCCTAAAAGTCCTGGATATACTGTATTTGAAGGATCGACAAGTAATATATATGTAAGAGAAGCTTTATTTGAACATCTGATGATTTTATTGGCAGGAAGAATAGCAGAGGAAGCATTTTATGGTGTATCGGTTACAACGGGAGCAATAAATGATTTTGAAGAGGCATTAAAGTTGGCACAAAAAATGGTGGTGTATTATGGTATGGGAAGTAATATAATATATCCCAATTTAAGTGAGAAATATAAAGAGTGTATTGACAATGATGTAATAGAATTAATTAATAATGCTTATAAGTGTGCAGAACTAATAATAAAAAACTGTAAGGATTTAATAGCGGAATCTTCAGATATTTTAAAGAGAGATAAAATATTAAAGGCGCCAACAATTCAAGAGTTGATTGATAGTAAATACGAAAAAGTATTGGATTTAAAGATTCATTTTGATTAAATTTTGAATGAAATAATAAAAAGTATTTTTACACCTTTTCTCATTTAAAACGCCCATTTTTAATGAAAACTTATAAATATTTTTTCTTTATTTTGTGTTATATTTTTATGGTGTTTCATAAGCATCCTTAAATATATTTATATATTTCTTGTTTTAATTGCTTATTTTCTATTCTGTATGTAACATTTTTTGTGAAAGTATTGTATCTTTTAATGTCTGATTTTCTATTTGTAATTTTTTTAATTCATCTTTTAATGTCTGATTTTCTATTCGTAACTTTTTTAATTCATCTTTTTCTTTTTTTTGTCTAAAATTTGTTTTTAATTTATTTTGCACTTTTTTATTATCATCAACAATATTATCAGTTGATACACCATCAATACTAATAAACACTGATTTATTCATATTTAAGTGAGCATTTAATTCTTTAATCCAGTATTCTTCTCTTAATTTTGCTTCTGAATTATTTTTACAATTAATAGTTTCAATAATTATCATATCCCAATTGTCCCAACCGCCGTTTTCACTAATAAATTTATATAGTCGTCTCCCAGGGTATTTAATATAATCACTTTTGTGATGGCGTTTCCTAACACTAAAATTTACTGTATGACCTACATAACAATTTTTTATACTAGAATCTTTAGATACAAATTTATAAATATATGTGTTTGAATAATCGTTAGCATTTCTTGGCATTATATCTAATAATAATCTATTACATTTATGTAATTTGTATTGTTTATTTCAATTTTATTATAAAATCGGCATTTGAAATGTAAAAAGGTGTAAAAAGGTAATATTTCTTTTTTACAATATCAATATAAATATAAATCAATATTACTTGCATAGAATGAAAAAAATTGCTTTTTGTTTTTTAATAAATGATGTAATAAATCATGAAGAATTATGGTATACCTTTTTTAAAAATATACCACAAGACAAATACAATATATATATTCACTATAAAATAGATTTTCCTTTAAAATATTTTGACATTTACAAGATGAAACATTGTATAGAAACGAAATACGATGATTATACTATTCCATTAGCATATAACATGTTATTCAGAGAAGCATATAAGGATAGTGAAGAAAATGAGAAATTTTGTATTCTCTCTGGTTCATGTATTCCTTTAAAATCTTTTGATTATATTTATGAGGTGTTAACCAAAGATGATAAAGGTTATTTTAATGAATGTCCCACCATTCAATGTTTTCCAAATTGTAATCCTTTATTACCTTTTATCGAGAAAGAATATATTTCAAAATCGCATAATTGGTTTATTTTAAACAGAAAAATAGTTGGAAAACTTTGTTTTGATAAAGATGTGATTATAATCAACCATTATAAAAATGTATATGCACCTGCAGAATATTTTTATTTAACTTATATAAAATTCTTAAAAATGGAAAATGAGATAAATATTACAAATCATCTCTCTATTGATGCCAGCACATTTACGAATTGGGAAGGCATGGATTATCCTTTTCCTTGTTTTAGAGGCTTAAAGAATTATTCTAGTATAACAGAAGAAGAATTAACGTATATAATAAAGAGTAAATCGTTGTTTGGAAGAAAATTTACGAGAGAATGTTTTCCTTATTTATATAATGCAAAATATATAGATGCGATAACATCGAGAAATATAACTACAACTATAGCTGAACCATTTTACACCTGTTAATATTTAAAATACCGATTATATATTAAAAAATAGTTACATACATATATATGTTTGTAAATATTTTTACTGTAACTATACCATCAAATAATTATAAAATAGCAATGAATGAACTTTCAAAAGAATTTGGTGAAAATATTCCAAAATCTTTACCATTTGATGGTGGATTTTTGTATTTTATAACTCATCTATTTTGTGTAGATACGAATGTAAATATAGAAGAAATATGTAACAAATATAACTACGACATGGATAAACCGTGTAAAATAGAAATAGATGATTATATGTATAATAATAATTATGCTTTACAAATTAGTTATAAAAAAAAAGTAATTGAATATTATTTAGAATTAGAATAATCGACATTTCACTTCGGAGTAAATGTAAAAAGGATAAATATATTTTTATTTAATTTTAATAATTAAATAAAAGTAAGTAAAAATAATGTAAAATGAATATGAAATCGAGATGTTAAATATCTAAACTAATGGTATTTTTGTCTGATTTTGGTTTACGTTTACTACGTTTTGGTAAATTACCATCTGATTGCAATTCTTTTAAATCACTGATACTGATGGTGCTATTATCATTATTATTTGTTGGTGCCGATTCTTGAATATTAATGGTTTTAGTTTTTAAACCAGATAAAATTTCTGAAATATCACTAGGACCTTTCATATCTGGTCTGGATTGTCTTGATTGTAAATGATCTCTATTAAAATTCTCTCGAACATTAATATTATCATCTACTTGAGATTGAGAAAAGGAATTACGACCCATATTTAATTGATGATTATTCATATTAGATGGGGCAAAATTATTATTACCTGGACGATAATTAGGAGCAGGAACAGAGTTAGGACCATGAGTAGCTAGAGGAGGTGGAGGTCCACGTCCATAAGGAACTTCAGGTTCAGGATTCATGATCCCACCCATAAATCCAGCTAATCCAGGATTGGTATTCGACATTGTATTTACAGCAGCAGATTGAAATTGTCTCATTAAATCAGGATTTTGACGCAATACATCATCCATACCAGGCATAGCACTCTTAAACATAGTATTTGTCATATGCACCATCATAGCACTACCACCTAATTGAAACAACATCTTTAACTCAGGAGCCATGGATGCTCGCGATTTGTATTTTTCAAATAATTCGCCAAATATTTCATCATAATCAGTAATATTTTCATTCACTTGATCACTCCAACCATCTAATTTAATATCAAAAGGATCAAAACGATTATTTAAAAATTCGATACCATTAATAACTGCCATAAGCATATTACCTTGGAATTTAACAGAATTTTGTTTAGTTTTTTCTTCCATAATAGTTTCGTATTCTCCTTGCATTTCGGCAAGAGAGGATTCCATGCTATATTTTTTCGATAATTCTACTCCTTTTTTTTCAAGACCTTCTAATTTTCTTAAATACTTAAATTTCTCTCTTAATAATTCTTCTTTGGATAATGAAGGTTGGGAAGGCATTTGTTTTTCAGGATTAACAGGTATATTATTAAACTTTGAATATCCATCCCATGTTTTATTATCACCCTGCCCATTATCAGCAGTAGACTGACCTAAAGAGTTGGTATCATTAAAACGAACTTTATGAGTATCCTCACCATTATTTCCACCAAATAAAGTGGATTTTAATTGAATATTTTCACTAGGAACATCATCCACTAAATCATTCAATTCATTTTCTAAATTATTAAGATCTTCTAAATCAATATCACTAGATAATTTTCGGCTACCTTCTTTTACTTTATCATTCATTAAAAGTTCTATTCCATCGCCAAAATTGGTAGATTTGGTTTGTTTGGAAGACCAATGACTATCCAAATTTTCATCTAAATCTAATGTTGAAATTTCAATTATATCCGAATTCATTATTATTGATTAATTAGAACATATAATTTTAAGTATTACGAATTACAATATATATATTTTTAAAACTGTTAAAGATATAATTTTGGCTAAACAAAAAATAGTAATTTATATAATTATTTTATTTATACAATTAGTTTATTTTTAATAAACCACAATCCTTGTAAAAAAGAATCAGATAAATCATCTTTTTTTTTATGTTTTTCAAAATAGGTTAACCATTCGCAATAAATGGTTTCTTTATTGATAATATCTAAACATTTCAAAATACCCATTTTTTTTCTCTCACTATAATTCATAATTGTTTTTTCTTCTTTTTTATTTTTATCTTTATCTTTATCTTTAATATTAGAAAATTCTTTTAATTTATTGGAAGCAGATATAAACTGAATAAAGGCAACTTGTTCTCTCATGATAAAATATTGAGCAATCATTCCTTGGATAGTTTTCATTCTATTCGCAATAGGACTAATTTGATTTTCTATAATGACATAATCTATTTTTCCTTCATTAATAAATAATTCATCAAATCGATACTTTATATTTTTTCCAATAGTGACTAAATCCACTTGATCAGCATGAGTAGTGTGTAACTCTTCAAAACAAATAGTATTCATATATTCATTGATTTTGTTGCATAAATCCATTTTTTTAATAGGTTTTTCAAAACTTACATTATTCTTTTCTGCAATATCATAAAGGATTTGAATTTTTTGTTTATTAATATAACTAGGTTTTAATTGAGCAGTTGGAATAAGAAAGCACTGTTTTTTTGCATGTTTTAAACAAAAACATTGATTGGATTTTCGATACTTGGCTGGTTTCAAACAAAGAACATTTTTTTCTAAATGGGTGCATGTTAGTAACGATTCTTTTTCGGCGACATTAATAGAATCCCATTTTGTAATTTTAAACGCATTCGTATCAATATAATTATTTTCATTTCCGTTTGTAGTTGCATTTACATTAGCACTTTCAAAAAGACAAAATGCTAAATTTTTTATTCCAACATCAATACTTATTATTTTCATATAATAATAATGAATAAAGTTATTATTATATTGTATTTTATCTAGATTATAAACTAAATTATAAACGATGCTTATAAAGTTAATTGTAAAAATTATTAGGATTAATAGATGGTGAAACCATTCGTGCATTTAATTGTTCTCTACTCAAATAAGGATTTTTTAAATCACTATTATTATATCCAAATCCAGGTTTGCTATTATCAAAAGAAGATTTGTATAAGAAAGGAACATTGGTAATAGTTGAAATAGGATTGATATCCGTCGAGTTATTAGTAGGTAATCCCATATCATAACAATATTCTAAATTATTATATTTCATAATTTGTAGACCATTATGTTGCATATATTGACGATATTGCCAATTACTTTTAATATTTTCTTGTGTTTGAATTCTTTTATTAATAACAGCCTCTGGTTGCCAAGAGGAATAATTTCTTCCATCCGTCATAATAGGTGGTGAATTAAAATGAATATTATTAGATCCTGAAAAACAAGTAGCCCAAGACATATTTAATTATATTAGTCGTAGATAATATCTTAATGCTTGCAATAACAAAAAATTCTTATTCCACACCCAACAATTTAAAAATTTCTGTTTTTTTTAATTTGGAGGAATCATGAACAAAACCCTTTTCAGTAACTATTTTTCGAAGTTTGTTGAGAGACAATTTTTTAAAATCTAAAACATCAATATTTTTTGTTTCTTCTAAATCTAAATCTAAATCAGAGATATTTATTGATTTAATATCACTATAATTAATATCCATTTTTTCTGGTGTCTTGGATTCTTTTTTCTCAGTCACGGAATCAATATCACTCAATAAATCATCTAAATCATCTAAATCATCTTCTAAATCTTTGTCATTATCATTTTTTTCGTTTTCGTTTTCGTTTTCGTTTTCGTTGTCATAATTTAATTGAATGTTTAAAGAATCGCCTATATTTAAAACTTTAATATCATTATCATGTGATTCATCACCAATTTGAATAATACCATTCACATGAAAACTAAAGGAAGAATCATAAGATTCAACTTCATGTTTTTCATCATCACTATCTTCCTCTTCCTCATCCTCGGAATCATCCGAACTATCAGCATCCGAATCATCATCATCCTCCGACTCTTCTTCCTCATCATCAGATACATGGATAAGAGAAGGATAGTTACTGTTGTCTAAATTATTCATATTCATATAAGAATTTCCACCCGTTGGAATAGGCGTAGATCCGCCAGATTTTAAAACATATTTAATACCATTAAGTTCTTCAGCCATAGAGGAAACCAAACTTAGCATGGAATTAATTTTATGATTTTGTTCTCTCAACTTGCTCTCGAAAAAAATCACAAGAACAGCAACAACTAATACTAATATTCCTAAAAACATTAAAAAAGAAGGATTAAATAAATCTGTTAAAGAAGGCATATTACAAAAAGATTATATATTTTAATTATTTAACTAACGAATAGAAATAATGATAGAAATAATGATAGAAATAATGATAGAAATAATGATAGTAAAAAAGAAAGAGAGAAAGGAAAGTGAAAAAAGAGAGAAAATATTAATGTAAAGAAATGGTATTTAATATTTCTTTTGGATAATTCATATCACTCAATATATTGATTCCTCCTTTTACATCAGAAATTCCTTCTTTTAATAAATAGGAATAAATAATTCTTCCATTCAATTTGGAAGTATTCATATGATAATTTTCCATTAATTTATTTTTCTTTAGTTTTTTACATGCTTTTACGAAATGAGTAGTTAATAGCGACGTAACATTTTTATTTTTTACCAAGTAATTCATAAATGCAATTGAACTGGAAACGGCTTCTTCCGGATTTGTTCCCGAATACAGTTCATCAAACATACAAAAATGGGTGTCATCTGGATATAACTCCACCATATCTAATATTTCTTTACATCTTCTTGCTTCCGCTTGAAATAAGCTGTCTCGCCCAGATGTATCTGGAATATTTAAATAACAATGAATAAATTTATATGGTTTCAAGATAGCGGAATCATAGAATCCACAACCAAATTGTTGACTAATAAGAATATTTATTAAAGTTGATTTAAGTATAGTAGTTTTACCAGACGCATTTGGTCCCGTAATAATAAGATTTTTCTTTAATTTAATATTATTTTTTACATGAACAGTATTTTTTAATGGAGCATAGTAATTCTTGACAATTTTATTTTTATTTTTATCCTTGGTATAATCAGTATAATTCATTTGTCTATTATTTATATTTTGTAATAATCCTTCTATACAATCAATATATCCATTAAATCCAAAAGAATATAGCAATGCATTATTATACACTTTATTTTCATATAATTCATAAAAGTATTTTAAAACGACACCAATTTCCATTACCTTTGAATAAGAAAGTTTATAGGTGGATAAAGATGTTATTTTATTGGAAAATGCCATCAATATATTTTTATTCTGAATAACCGATTCATTAAATGATGTGTAACTAGGATAAGGTTCAGAATAAGATAAAAAGTTGTCCATTTTTCCAATAGTTTTTTGAATATATGCTAAAATGGTATCAAAAGATTGATGAATTTTTTTCATATTATTATTGAATTTCAAACAAATACATATATTTTGATAAATAGAGAAAACGTAAAATGCAGCAGAGAATAACATGTAAATCTTTTGTTCTATTTTAACCTCGTGAAATTGGGTGAATAATTTGCCCAAGGTATGATTCGAAATAATAATTTTGAGTGTTTCTACATATTCATTTATGCTAAGATGGATGCCTTTTAATTTTATTATGAAAAAAGGTATGATCAAGATAATAATGGGAAGAAATAAAGAAATAACAGGAGATAAAAGATTAAAAATACTCATTGTCTGTAAAAAATGTTCGGATTTATTTAAAAATTCTAATTGTGGCCAATCCATATAATAATATTTTTCTTTGAAATTGGAATCATTTTTAATATCTTTCCATGTATTTATTATTTCATTGTATTTTTTGTCTTGATTTTCTGTTTCTCTCTTTATTTCTTTTTCTTTGTCTAATTCCAAAGAAATATACGATTTTAATATACTTTGTGTATCCTTTAAAAAATCTGTATCTGTTGTATAATACTCGCATACTTGAGACATGACATGTTGAGAGAATTCATTTTTTTCATTACTAGTTTGATTGAAAACAAAATGATAGATACAGTTTTCATTATTGGAATTATCAATCGTTTGTATTAATTCCAAATCGGTTATAATATTATTTTTAATAGTTACTTTTTTATCATTAAAAAATATGGGTAATTTAAAATGTTCTTTTAATTCTTCTATTTTTGTCATATTTATAAAAAAATAGAAATATTATAATTGAATTGAACGAGTTCTAAATAAACAAACAAAGGTAATGAAAAACAAAACGAATCTATTTTAGTTCTTTTTAAAGAAATTTAAATCACTAGGCATTTCTTTAATTTCAGAAGAATAATATTGTTCGATTTCTTTCAATTTACTAATATCTCGTCTAGTTATAAAATTAATTCCTACTCCTTTTCTGCCCCATCTACCACTTCTACCAATACGATGTAAATAAGTATGGACACATTTTGGGATATCAAAATTAATAACGGTGCTAACTTGTTGAATATCAATTCCTCTAGCAGTAACATTAGATGAAATTAATACTCTACACTTGCCATTACGGAATTCAGCAAAAGATAAATCTCTATCTGCTTTCTCCATATTACTATGAATACAACAAACAGGGAAATCATCTTCCACCATTGCTTCATATAAATCGGAAACTCTTTTTACACTATTACAGTAAATAATACACTGAGACATGGAAGCCATTCCATATAAATCTTTTAATGTTGCATATTTTTGTCGATCATCTTCCACTGCAACATAAAATTGTGATATACCTTCTAAAGTTAATAATTCAGCGGTTACACAGATTTTTACTGGGTTTCTCATGATTTTACTGGTAATGGCATAAATATTTTCAGGAAGAGTTGCACTAAATAAAGCAACTTGAATATTAGTGTTAAAATATTGAAAAATATTATATATTTGTTCCTTAAAACCAGATGATAACATTTCATCTGCTTCATCTAGAATAACCAATTTAATATTTTTTGAAGTAATCTTGTCTCTACGCATCATATCATAGACTCTACCAGGACATCCACAAATGACATGAGGAATTTTTTTTTTCAAACTATCATAATTGTCGTCTATATTACATCCTCCAAATAAGGTTTGAACTTTTAATCCATTCATCATACTTCCTAAACTAGAAATTACATTTGCTGTTTGTAAAGTTAATTCTCTCGTAGGAGATAAGATTAAAATTTGAGTGTTATCGCTTGCCAAATTTATTCTGGATAATGCGCCAATACAAAACGCAGCTGTTTTTCCAGTGCCAGATTGTGCTTGTGCAATAATATCTTTTTCAAGAATAATAGGTTTAATTGCTTTTTTTTGAATAGGACTTGGTTTTTCAAATCCATAAGCAAATATACCTCGCAAGATATTTGGGTCCATTTCAATTTCATCCCAAGAATGTATTTCATAAGAAGTATCATATTCCTCTTCTTGATATTTTGTTTCCGGTTTTAAATCGTTTTTAAACGTTGACATTATGTATAATAAGGATAAATGTATTTAAGTTTATTTAATTTTATTAATATATATTAAAATAAAATTGATATAAATATATAGATTATACTATTCTAGTAACAAAAGAAATGGCATTAGTAAAATATAGTTTAAAAGATTTTGTGAATATTACATTTGATGGTTTTGATTACAAACTACCTGATGAAACGATACATTTAATATCTAATTTATCATTACAAGTTGGTTCCCCCTCTTATGTAAAAACTCCTGTTTTTCAAAAACGAGACCAGACAGTAAAACCAGAATTTAGTAAAGAATCTAATTCTGCATTTAAAAAGAAGAAAAATAATAAAAATATGGAAATAATAAATGATGATGATTGGGAGGCATTAAGAAATTTTCAAACTACAAAAATAGAACAAAAAAATGGTGTAGAAGCACAAGTTGATGTAATACGATCTTATTTAAATAAAATGACGGATAAAAATTATGGTGATATAAAAAATAAAATAGTTGAGATTATAGAGGTGATTATTACGGATAATAATGATTTGGAGGAGATTTCTTCTGTAGGAACCACTATTTTTGATATTGCATCTACGAATCGTTTTTATTCAAAAATATATGCTGATTTATATTCGGATTTAATAAATAAATATGATGTAATGAGAGAAGTATTTGAGGATAGTTTTAATAAATATATGGAATTATTTGATACAATAGAATATGTAGATTCGATAGTAGATTATGATAAATTTTGTAAAATAAATAAAGAAAATGAAAAGAGAAAGGCCTTGAGTGCGTTCTTTGTGAATTTAATGATAAATAATATTATTACAAAGGATAAGATTATTCAATTATTAAAGAATTTATTAATTCAAATTCACCAATTTATTGGAGAAGAAAATAAAAAGAATGAAGTAGATGAAATAACAGAAAATGTAGCTATTTTGTTTAAAAGAGAATTATTTTTAGAGTCAGATTATATTAATGAAAAAATAGATAATTTAAATATAATAGAAGTAATTGAAAAGTTAGCTAGTAGTAAATCGAAATCTTATTTGAGTTTAACGAATAAATCTATATTTAAATTTATGGATATGATAGAAATGTAAAATGTAAATAATATATAATAGAAATGTAAATAATGGATAAAAATTATCGTCCATCTCCGTTTTCATCGCCCTCACTTTCATATCCAGCATTAAATTTTAAATTATTTCCATAAAGAACTAATTGCCATGACGCTTTTGTCTGTCTACTTTTAGCTAATTTATTTATTTTCTTAAAAGAGTCTATATATAATAAATCAAATTGATTTTTCTTTTGAAGCATTTTTTTTACATCTATTTCATCAATAATAAAAGGCGCAGCATAAAATGGGTTCTTGGTATGTATAGATTTACAAAGGAGAGAATCTTCTTTGAAATAAATTTTCCATTCATGTTCAAAACCATAAGCTAAGACAATTTTTGGCATTATTATATATAATAAAATCTCTTTAGATATTTATTATATAAATTGACATCTAGAGAGAATTTATCTAATAGATGAAAATGAATTAGGCTTAAACAAACGAAAATAATATAAATATTATATTAAATAATATAATATCAAATGGAAAACGAAAATGAAAATATAACATTTATTTTAGGAGAGATGAATGAGACAGAATATCTAGATGAAACTTTGGATGAAAATGTTCTGAATAATATATGGATAGAATTAGAAAAATCTTATTTGGAAGAAAACAAAACAAAGGATAAAGAAAATATAAATTTACAAATAAGTAATAAGGTAAATTATAATATTAATTTTACTATAAAACAATTATTAATTATAACCGATTATTATGGTTTAAATAAAATAGTCAAATCTTTCAAGAAATGTAAAAAAGAGGACATTATTCATTTACTAGTGGAGTTTGAAAGTCTGGAAGAGAATAGTTTGATAGTAAATAAAAGAAAACAATTATGGTATTATATGAATGAGTTAAAAACCGATAATTTTATGAAGAAATATGTATTGTGGACCTAAAATTATCATTTAATTTAATAATAATATAAAATATTAATATTAAATATAAAGAATGGTATTATCTAAAATAAATAATGATGTTAGTTATCATGAAATAAAAAATGTAGATATAGAAGACTTGAATATGGAAGCAAACTTGTATCAAATAGAAATATATGATATAGATGTAATTATTGCAGTTGGTAATGCTAAAAATACATTTGAAGATAAAAATATATTATTTTTTCCCATTTATTTAGTTAAGCATAATCAAAAAGTAGTGCAAATAGGATTATATGAGATTGAAGCAAGTAATTATATAAATTATTTGGATAATCATAATAATTTGGATGTAGAAAAACTAAATGATCCTTTAATTTACAGTTTTGTTACCAAAGACATGTTACTTAATCTAAGAATGAAACCGGATACATCAAAAGATGAAGTAGAGGAACAAGAAGAACAAGAACAAGATCAAGAACAAGAACAAGAACAAGAAGATTATTTTGAAAAAACGAGTAATTATGAATTACCGAAAGAGAGAAGTGATATTTTTACCATTACCAAGGGAGTTCCTATTCCGCCATTATTAAAAGAAGAACTCGCGAATGATGCGAAAGATATAAAAGAAAAATATCATGCGGAAAAAACAGATACCTGGATAAATAAATATATGAAAAATAAATATTATAGTATTGTGGATAATGAGGGAGGTGGAGATTGTTTATTTGCAACCATAAGAGATGCATTTTCTTCCATTTCGCAACAAACATCAGTAAATAAACTAAGAAAAAAATTATCAGATGAAGCAACAGAAGTTATTTTTATGAATTATAAAGATCAATATGATATGTATAATAATGCAATTATATCCGATACAAATAAAATAAAAGAATTAGAACTAGAATATAATGCTTTAAAAGAAAAATTTATTAATGTATTGGATCGAAACGAGAAAAAAATTCTCTCGGAAGCAGTGAAAAAGGTTAAAGAAAATCATGATAGAATCATTTATGAAAAAAAAGTGACGGCCCAAATATTAAGTGAATATAAATTTATGAAAGGAGTGGATACTTTGGAGAAATTCAAAAAGAAAATTAGAAGTTGTGAATTTTGGGCTGAAACTTGGGCGATTTCTACGTTAGAGAGAATATTAAATGTAAAAATAATTATTTTATCAGAACAAGCATATAAAGAAAACGATTTAAACAATGTTTTACAATGTGGTCAATTAAATGATACTATTTTACAGAATCTTGGGGTTTTTAATCCAGAATTTTATATTATGATTGATTATACAGGTTCTCATTATAAATTAGTTGGTTATAAGAAGAAATTAATATTTAAATTCCAAGAAATACCTTTTGATATTAAAAAATTAGTAACAGAAAAATGTATGGAAAAAAACGGAGGACCTTTTAATATAATACCGGATTTTCAAAAGTTTAAATCAACACAAAAGAAATCATTTATTAAAGAAAAAGAACCGGAATATGATGAATTATCAGATTCGAAAATAAGAGGATTATATAATGATGAAATTGTATTGCTTTTTTATTCAAAATCCAATGATAAACCATTACCAGGAAAAGGTGCAGGAGAGAAAATACCAAATGATTTGTTGAAAGAATATTCTGCTTTAGCATCGATACCAAAATGGAGAAAAAAGTTGTCTAATTATTGGATAGAACCCTTTACTTTGGATAATCATAAATGGTCTAGTGTGCAACATTATTATGAAGCATCAAAATTTAAAAAGAATAATCCGAATTTTTACCTAAGTTTCTCTCTAGATTCTGGAACAGAATTATCGAAAGATCCAGCAATGGCAAAAGGAGCAGGTGGAAAAAATGGAAAATATGAAGACAAGTTAATAAGACCAAAAGAAGTGGAAATTGATCCTGATTTTTATGGTGCAACAAGTAAAAAAGAATTGTTTAAAGCACAAATGGCGAAATTTACACAAAACGCTGAACTAAAAAATATGTTGTTACAAACACAAAACGCCAAATTAACACAACATAAAAGAGGATCACCTCCAGTTATAGAAGATGATTTAATGATGATACGAGATAAAATAAAACGCGATGAATTATAAAATATTTTTATCAAATAGCTTACACATTTTTTATTTAAAATGCGATTATTAATTTTTAAATGGTAGTTTTTAATAATATAAAAAATTGATTTGTTTATTTGTGTCTAAATTAACAATAATTAAATATGTTATATTATATTTTTAAAAATCTACCAGATGTATTGATACAAACCATTATAGATTATGCAAATGAAACACCTTTTCGAAAATTATATGATGAAAAAAATAGAAAATGGATTTGGAAAACCAACCCTCAATTTGCTTTACTGAATAAAGTATGTAAATTTATGATTGACTATCCACCGGATTATTATACCCGTTCTGGTTACTATAATCCTAATTACTATAATCCTCATTTCATGAATTTAAATCCGAATCATGTTAGGTTTCATACTATATGTCTTACTATTACAATGCCTATCAAAGGATCTGATGATGGCCATATAAAATATACTATGGATATTCATTATGATGGATCTTGTGATATACAAACAACTACTATTACAGCATAATCCGAAAATCTAAACAAAAATGGAGAAAAAAATATTTAACTTTTAGAAAAAGATATAAAATAGCTTAAATAAGGAAATATATATTAATAAAAATGGTTCATGGAAATTATTATGGTATTCATTATGTGGTTACATTAAATAAGCCAATAGATTATTACGATGATTTATTGCCACTTTGTTCTGCTGTAAGAAGTAAATTGTCTTTTTATAAAGATGATCCTAGGAAAATATGTATTTTAGCACAAAATGAATTTACAAATGAATTACCTACATCAAAAGAAGGATTAAAATTAGTAGATGCATTAAATAAGATATATTTTAACTTTATTACTTCAAAACAGCGTCCAGAATTCTATGAATTATTTTTATATTATGATGTTTTTTTATATTCAGAACAAATAAAACATCATGGTATACATGCTGTTTCAAAAGAAACTTTTTTGGAAATGGAAGAAAAAATAAATTCTTTGTCTAAAAAAAATATAGAATATGGTTTATATGGAAAAGATGAAATGTTATTAACGGAAAAAGAAGAAAAAGAATTTGATGATTTAAAAATAATAGTTAATTTACAGCGAATTTTACAAGATCCAGATTATTTTACAAAAGTTATAGAAATAGAAAATAATATAACCAATATTGAATTAAAAGAAGAACAGAAAAGAAGAATAGACATCATTTTAAATCATCCAAAATTAAAAGATAATGTAAAAAAATATGGGTTTGAAATCATGATGGAATGTTATTAAATCCTATTGAAAAGATTCAAATGAAAAAGATTCAAATGAAAAGATATAAAGTTATACACAGTAATAAATATAAATATGACTGAGAATGAAATGATGGAAGATAAAAATAAATTTGCCAATAGTATAGCTTATTTTGAAAAAATTATTCGTAATAATATTATAGAGAGAATATATTCTCCAGAGAAGATGGGTGCTACTTTTTTAGGTATCAAGACAAATATAACTGGTGAATATAAACTTCATATTTATATTATATTATTTCCTTTTATGAAACAAGAAGGAAATTGTCCTTATTCAAGTAAATACCCAAATATATTTTTAAAAGACATTTATTTTCATGTAGACGAGAGATTTTATGTATGGGTCTATGAAGAAATGAAAAAACAAAATAGTATGGTAATTTTATCTTTAAATGATTCTCTATTAAAAGTAGTAGATGGTTTTGGAGATGGAATTATATCTTTAGACAAAAGATGCGCAGAAAAAAAAGAATGGATGGATCTAGATTTTGATGATTGGTATGAAAAAAAAACATTTAATAATGTATTTAATATTCAAATTGTAAATCCTTATTTATATTTAGTTCCTTTTCCTGTAAAACCACTCTTGTTAAAAACAAAAAGACTCTTGGATAATTATTGTGAACTTCAACTTCAAATCAATTAGTTTTTTATTTTATTTTTTATTTCTAGGTGTTTTTCTTTTTTTCTTATTTTTCTCTCTATTCCAATATTTCCTTCCTCCAATAGCTCCTAATATAAATGGAACTGCAACTAATCCCCCACTAATTCCTAATGCAGGTATTAAATATAATAAATGATAGTGAGATGGTTGTGTATTTACCATTTCTTGCGGTGCCTCATAATCAGGATTACATTTCTCCATATCAACATCTAGATGAAATTTATTAAATTTAAAACTATTCTTTTTTATGTCTAAATTTAAAATAAAATCTAGTTTCCCACATGGATATTCGGGATTCAACATATTTTTATAAGAAACTAATACATCTGATTGAAAAAAATAAGTAATCTGTTGATCTTCTATACTAATGATAATTTCTGCATTTTTAGTTGCACTCATAATAGATGCATATTCTGGTTTAATAATACTAACGATAGTTAAGATAATCATTTCGGATATTAAATTAAATATATTTTGACAAAGTAAAATACTTATTTTATTTATTTGATTAAAATCTAGTTTGCCAATAATAGTTTCATAATAATTCATTAATGTGGTAATAAAATAGTCCGCGCTTCGATAGACATTCACCACATTTTCGTTAACAATATTAGGATCTTCATATTTGGTATCATTAATATTAATTTGCATTCGATTGACATCTACTCCAATTTGATGTTTTAAATCACTTATATTTAATTTTCCTTCTTGAAAAAAAGTATTGGATTTAAGATATAAACTATCTGCAATTAAATCATCTAAAGAACGATTTGGTAATGGTGCAATGGATTCATCTATTTGAATTTTATTATTTTTTATAGTGAATAAATGTTTCATTTCAAAATAATCGGATAACAATAATTCGGGCTGATGTAATAATTTTTTTTCTTTTTCTCTCTTTTCAAAATCGTGGTAATGATTATTAATAAACGTAATAATATCAGTAATAGGAAGTTTTTTTGTTCCTAAGAAATGTTTATCATAATACATTTTAGAGTCTTTTTCATTTCCATCTTTTATAGAATGCTTATTTTTATAGAATGATTTTTTCATAGTGTGTGTTTTTTTAAATACTTTTTTATTTTTTTTAGTATTTTTTCCCATATATTATTAATATAAATAATAAATAATAAATAATAAATAATAAATAATAAATAAATATAATTATAATATAGCAATATGAAACTTACCAAAGATAGTCATTTATTAATGTCTTTTTTTTTAAAAAACAATTGTATAAATCATGTAACACAAACGAAAAAAACGGATTATCTATTGAAAATCTTGTATAATGATATACTGAATGCATATAATTATTTATTAAAATTTAAAAATACAATACAATCTATTTTCTATCCAATTAAAATAAAAAGTATTCATAATATATATCAAATACCAAAACCAAGTAATTTCAATGCAGATAGTTTTCCTCACGAAATTAGAGATCATATTGATGATAAATCATTAACAGAATTAAGTTACGAATTTTCTCTCTTTGATCGTAAAATTAAAATATATTTTGTATTGGAAGAATCGGTAACAAGTGTAAAATTATCTGAATTTAATAAATATATAGATTTAATCATTATGTGGCTTTATATATTAAACGATTATGCATCCAAGACCTGTTCCAACACATTGATTGTGTATTTTTATTTTACAAAATTAGTAAAA